AATTAACTGGTCACGAATTTCTTCGAAAAACTTAACGAATGCGTCGCCTTCTGCCCATTTATTGTGGACACCTTTATCTGTCCTACATACTTCTACGAATTCTTGTGTTTGCATGAATATAGACTGAAGCTCGGTGATGGAGTCTAGAGCTACTGCGCCGAATTCATTAGAAATTTCTTTGCTTGAAAGCAAGACGCGCAAGTTGTCGATACTAGCGTCTGCGTCCAACACGAACCGTCCGCCCTTATCCTTCCATATTGTATATTCAACTGGTGTAACACTACCAGTACTGCCATTAGACATTGTTTGTGCTGCGGTTGGACCATGCTCCTCAGTCTTTCCGTAAAGCATCACTACATCAAGGCCAGTAGTTCCAAGGAGGGATGATTTACCTGCTCCAGAGGTACCCAATACAATAGCTTTCATGGGGCGAATTTGTTGGGGTTTGCTTGCTGCTGCTTTTGCTTTTTTAAAATCAAATGTCATTTTTATAACTCCTTTAAGTGTTGTGTTTTATATCTTAAGCGAACGGATTTGTCTTGTCAACAGAAACTTTCTTCTTTTTTGCCGGTACCACCCTTTCAAACGGGTTTTCGGTTGCAACTGCTCGTAGCTCTTTGAGAGGCACTATAACCCCAGTACACCTAATATAGCTGCTGTTCCCATTAATTCCTTTGCGAATAGATTTAGACGGATAGTCAGGACCTTCCTCAATAAGAAACTTCAAGTCTTTCATTTTAATCCACACGTAATCCTCCCCAACCCCTACTTGAGTAACCCACCAATCCGACTGTTTTTTAGCAAGAAGGTACCCCGACGGTCTCCAAGTTTCCCCAGAATCATTACTGTACTTCATCTCGATAAATGCGTTGCCTGTGCGTTGTGCCATCAAATCAGCCTTGAACTCTATCTTTTCTCCCTCCTTCGTTTGAGCATCCCATGCGCTTCCAGCTCGCTGTGCCTCGTTTCGAGTTAGACCATAAAGCTTTATAAACCTCTGCTCGTACTTCTCCATTTCCTTCATATGGAAGCCTACTGAACTCATCTTTTACCTTTCTCGCTCTTAGAGCTATTATTGATTCCTCAAACCATTCCGGCATTTGTTTTTTGTCTCGTGCTTTTGCTCGTAGTGCTGAAAAGGAGGGGTCCTTAACAATTATCAAGCTCCTGTCCGAGGCGGAGCGGGTAGACCTTCCCGCAGATTGTATGACCGTCTTAAGGGTCTCACATAAGTACCATAAATCTCCATATCTCGCTCTCCTTTTCTTTACCCACGTGTCCCCAATATTCGGCCATCTAACTTTTGCTATGATATTAAGGTGGCACAGGTCGCCCTTTAAGTCTAGACCTTCTTCACATCCTGCCGCAATTAATACACCACCCTTGGATATAAACCGCTCTAGCTTCGCATCCTTGTCTGACTTGGTATGTGTTACAATGTTCTTTAGAGTCCAGAAATTAAGCATACGCTCTGACATTTCGTATGTGACGTGCACTATGACGTTACCCTTAGGGCAAAAGGTCAAAATATCGCTCTCAATTTCTTCGACTAGTTTCTCGTAGTTCATTTCAAGGTGGTTGAGTCTAAACGGTGTAGGGAGAAACATCACGGGGCGATTTTCCTTAGGAATAGGAGATTCTAGGTTACAGATTGCGTGGTGCTCGTTGCCGATGAATTCTTTCAAGTCAGGAGAAAACATAGTACCACTTAGTAGTATGATACGTCCTGGAAACATCTTTTTGATGAGGGCTCTAGATACATTAATGCTCTGGATGTGAAGAGCGGAGTTCTCAATGTAATAGCTGTACTTTTCAGACTCTTCCACGACACAAGTCATTACGAGTTCCAAGCGGTCTATAGTATCTTGCAGCTTCATCTTAGCTCCAACAGTACTTAGAGCCTTATAGGAGAGTTTTAAGCTGTCAGACTTCCAATAGTACCACTCGAGAATATCGTACACTGTGAGGTCTCTAAGACGCATGCTATGACGCTTCATGAACGCTAGGTCATCCGGCTTGAGTTTAAACGATATGTTAGAGAGATTTCGGAGTTGGCTTAGTACACTATGCGCCTCATCAATTACTACAGTCCCCAAGTCCGCTTGGTGGTTCCTTTTCAGGAAATGCCAGTAGCTCATGGGGTTAAAATAAGTGGGCTCACCCATATCCGCTTTATTCCTGGATTGCCATAGCGAGCATTTCTCGTCTACTAGGTCTGGAAACATGGCGAAAGCTTTAGCGCAACCTGACTTGTGAGACTCGCATTTATAGTGGGCTTTACCCTTGTAGTAATTGCTCGTGGGGTAGTCCTTACTGTTCTGGTCTAAGAGTACGTTTTTGTTGTTAATTACAGGACATCCTAGTTGAATCTGTAGAGCTTTGATAATGAGTGATTTACCCGAGCCTGTAGGCGCACGAATGATGAGGTGGTCTCCGGAATCGAAGTTGTCACCAATCCACTCAAATGCCTCAATCTGTACTGGGCGGAGCGGTCTTTTTGTTCCGTCCCCGTCCCTTTGTAGCAGTTCCTTTAGCTCGAACCCCCGCATCTTCCCTCCTCTTTCTAGCCCTGTCCGTAGACTGCTGCGCCGTAATTTTAATATGACAGGACTTACACAGTCCCTCCAGCATATCAGCCTGTACAAATGTCCTCTCCACCCACTCGTCCAAGCTCGAAAACCCGGTCTCTCCAACACGAGGCTCAATATGATTCACGTCTATCTTTTCTACAACCGTCCCGCATTTCTCGCACTTGAACATGACTTTAGTCTTGGGATTCCCATTTAAGTAAGTCCCTACACTTGCTACTGTTTTACATCTACTTTTAACTTGAAGTCTAGGTGTCCACCTATTCCAGAGATATCGGTTTAGCACGCCAATACATAAACGCTTTATTTTATCTAGCGGTATGCCCCCATCACCGCTGCTTCCACTTCGTCCTGAGTTTTCGGGTCGTGCCATGTCTCGTTCAGCCTTTCGCAAAGTTCTATAGCGGTAGATACCGACAGTCCGGCTTGACTCATATCTTTGCCTATCTGCCAAAGCTTCATGTGTCTGTGACCGGGAGTAGGTCCATTAAATAACATACTTTCGTAGTTTAGCATAACTACCTGAAGTAAATCAAGGTCAGTATCTAATACTAGAAATTTGTTAGCAGGTTCCACCAACGAAAATTCTAGGGGAGAGACTCCCCCGGTCTCTAGCAGGACTTTGGGATTACCCGTTTTCTCATGAACTGTTCCCGTTAAGCGGAAAAGTCCAGCGTGGTGAAAATAGGAAGTATCTGCCGTATTATGCGTAAGCTCTTTGACGTACTGCTTACAGGTGTAGGCCGCATGAGGTGAGGGCGGAACTACCACTGGAATGTGAAAGTGTACAGAACGGTTACCTGAGTTAAACCGCTCGTAGGATACGTCTTCATCCTTAAGCCAACGGTGGAAATTGTTAGCATCTTTCTCGCAATCGTCAAAGTCTAGAAATAGCGTGTCGATGTAGAGCACTCGTCCCTTAAGTATTCTCGTGGACCTGTTGTCCTTAGCTTCCTGTGCATCTTCTGGTTGATATTTACAGATGGACCTAAATCCACTCATGTCAGCCAATTCCTGCTCTGGGCGATAGTTGTACGAGTGTGTCTTAAAAAACGAATGCTCTATTAACATCTAAACAACCTCTTGATTAGAACGGTGATTCGGAAGACCCTGCAAGAGTGACTTTCTTGGCCACGGCTTTCTTGACTTCCACAACGTTCTTGTACTGCTTGCCGTAACCGACAACCTGAGGATATCCCTCGTACCAATGGCCAAGCTCTTTGGCGGCATTTTTGACGTCCTCATACTTTTGACAAACGACTGGGTCACCGTCTTGGTCATGAACAATCTCACCATCACGGTTAACTAGAGCAATCCCTGATTTGTCATCAAGAGGTAATGCGTGATACCCGGTGTACTGCAACTCGACTTGGTACTTGAAACCTTCCAACACGCTTGCTTTAGAGAACAGACGGCTTAACACCTCAGGAACATTGTTCTGTGTCACTTCAATTCCGGTAGCTTCAAGAAACTTTTTAAGCTTCTTCCAAGCCCAGAGCTTGTTATCAGCGCCGTATTTAAGACTCTCGGTAGGGACGAGTAGGTTGAGGAAAGCAAAGCTACCGTTTGGAGCTGTAAGCGAGAGGCTTAGACGCTCCCAGGATGGGTCACCTTTAGAGGGTCCGCCGCACTCGACTTTAGTAATAGTGACTTCGTGAAGTCCAACACCAAGAGCCCTCGGGCCACTACTACTACTACTTCCTTTGTCTACCTCTTGTACTTCTTCTTCTGTTAGGTCAAGTTTGAAATTTGAAAAATCCATTATAATCCTACCTCTTTCTTACATGTTGCAATAAACTGTTCAGCACTTGTGGGCTGGTCCTCCCAAGCATAGCAGATTTTAGAGAAAGGGCAGAAATCGCATGGTGAGCCAAATTTCTTGTCCGTCAACGGTCGCTGCGGATAGATAGTGTTTGTTCTCAGCATTTCAGCTCCAGCTCTCCAGTAATCTACTATATTGCTAACATACATATCCAGCGGATTGTTGTCAACGAAAAATTGACCGTCATCATCAATATGTATTTTGTACGTCTTAACTTGAGGTGTAATCCCGTGAATCTTCTCCAGTATCTCTTCCCAAGTAAATTTTGGAATATCCTTATAATTGATGGCTTCGAGATACGACGTGTAAATAAGTTCACCTTGAGGCACCTCAAGCGCAAGCATGTATGTAGCGAGCTGTGTTAAGTTGTCCTTTTTATACTCGCCTTTATCGAACACTAGCTTGTGGGTGTTAATAGACGTAATTGACTTATGCTCCTCCGGCAGTCTCCCCTCACAGAAGAAATCTATATGACCTACAAACTCCACATCATCACTAATCGCAAATTTTACTGCTTTATCACTTTCGAAGTCCCGGCCTGCTGCTTTGTATTGTTCAGCGTGCCAGTCCTCATTGTGAAACCCGATATTAAACACTTTTTGAGTGTCCGGACCGATTGGAGCTTGTATTTGGTTGTGCCTAAGAAGAACCTTTCGCAAGCATCCTTGTTCACCATCAGAATATACAAACCCATTCTTCATGAGTCCTGCGTTCCCTCCACGAAGTTGTAGCATTTATCTTCCCTCAGTGTTTGGGGGCGCTCCGCCCGCTTCTTCCATTACCCTATCTGCTCTGTTCTGTCCTGACCCTGCTACGGCGTCAATCCCTCCCCCTTCCGCTGCAGCAATAGCGCTCTGTGACGCTTCTGGTCTGTCTCCTACATCACCTCCTCCTGGTATACCCGCATTAGCCCCACCCATATCTTCAGGTGCTGGATTAACACCACTGCTGGGATGAGGTGCCGGAAGCGTGATAGGCATTCCAAGTGCGATAGACAACATGGTGGGATTACTGACTGACATCTCAAGCATTTGCTGCGTGTGCTCTGAGATATGCTCAAGGATTGTCGCCAGAACCGATTCTGTTTGTCTGACTTCAGGTCTAAACAGGAGGGCTTTGTGCGCCTCGATATGTTTAACGTGGTTGTCTAGAGCGTTCATGACGGGGTGCTCACCCTTAGCTAGTTGCTCATTCTCCAGTTGAATATACCCAGGCTCAGCGGTTTTAGTTTCGAGCTGCTTGTTCAGCGACCCACTCCGGATGATTTCTAGGTATTCGTCGGGAGTCACTTGCTGCTGGGATAGTAGGTTGTCGGCAATGGTCAAACGTCCCGCTAGTGTTTTAGCTAGTTGGTTACCAAGGTGAACCCTAACTCTGCGAATACCTTCAAGGTCCTGGCCTTTAAAAGAGCGAACTGCAAACTCATTAGCAACCCCTGTGTCTGTGAGAATCTCCTCGTAACTCTGAAACTTATGGATAAGACATAGTAAAGCGAATGCGATTTTCTCCGTTATGTTGATGTACTCCCGCTCTACGGAAGAGTTATAGGTTTGACTCATACTAGCAGAAAGGGCGATTGCGGTACCGGACATTGGGGTTTGTGCGGCTGTTCCTCGCATTACTTGGTTGATACCAGAGAGTCTTTCTTGGTCCGCCACGTACTGCGCCCGTAAATTAGTCATATCGTTACTAATCTGAGGCATTTTCATCGGTGTCGGCATACCGCCGCCTGGAAACTCAGGGTCAGGGTCAAGCTCGATAATACGTAGTCCACCGCTTAACTCGGTTGCTTCAAGATTGGACGCTTTAGATACTACTATGTTAGGTACAGAAAAATTGTCTGCGATAGTAAGTGCCGCACTGTCCAGTACGTTGAGGGCTTCTTGCAGAGGCATGAGGTCAAACAGAGGTGAGTGTCCGTAAGCTCCGGCGTACCTGATATCTGGTCTAAAGCAGAACACGGGCAAAGCGTCATACGGATTGGCACCATCAAGTAATACAATGTCCTTGTCGCAAAATACCATCATTCGGCCTTGGGGCATGTGAGGTGTGGGCTTGTGGTACATTTTGTAAACGTAAATCGTATGCTCGTCTTTCTCGTAAAACTTGGTGAAATATTGGATTTCCTGAACTGGGGGAAGATTTACAATTGAATTGTACAACTCGTCATCATCCGGAGCATATTTTGCCGCCACATCAAACTTGTTTTGTAACTCTCTGAATACAACCCAGTTCTGTGTGTCGTACTCAAATTTAAAGGGTTCGATGAGGACTTCTAAAGGAGATAAAATCTTAACGGAGGTGTCACCAGCCCACACGGGTTGACCGTTCTCGTCTGTATCTACTAGCTTACTTCCAGGCTCCCACTCTACCGCAGCGAAAGAGGTTCCCATAATGAGCCCAAGCTCTAGCAGTTGAACAAGTTTATCTTCATACCTTTTTTCATAGAATAATTGGTCAAGGATAGCATTAGCGACAATCGTAGTATTGCGAGTACTTAAGTCAGAGTTTTCGGCGATAGTGTCAAAGTTCATCCTGTTTTGAGTGACCATTGCCTTGATATGCTTGATGAGGTTACGGGCGTGGTTTACCGTGATAGTGGAGAATTCTCCTTGCTCACCTGTGCGACCAATCTCATAATCTGAGGAGTTCGAGTTACCATAATACGTCTGATATGCACGAGCCCATAAACGCTCAAGGTTTGAGGACTCTATATAGTTCCCAAAGTTTTTAAATTTCTTAAGCAACTCAGGGGCTAGCTGGTCTGCGTCTTCCGAAAACATATACTTTCGTCTGGTCATGACTCAAAATCTCCTATTACTATAAATAAAAATTGCGCGTTTGTCTTGCCTTCATATTCGAGCGTCACAAATATATCTTTGTTTCCCTGTAGTTGGGTGGTAATTGAGGTGACCTTCCGCCCGTCAGTTTCCATAAGATGTACGCCTCTAGGTTTAAACTCCCTAACAGAAATAACTAAAGGTCTACCGGATTCTACAGGGAGAGTTAGCGCCTTCTGTTTGAAATTGGGTGTAAACGCGCTTAGCTCGTACAAATCATCCACAGCGTCCTGCAGAGAGGGCTCTACAGGGCTACCGATGGGGCGTTGTTTAGGGGATTTAATCTTTTTCATTATCGCCTTTTAATAGGTCTAGCTACAGGGTCATTGGAAATCAACGCATTGAATTTGTCTTCAAGTCGTTTGAGGTGAGTGTTGAGAATACTCTCATTTTTTTGTAAGACAGCGAAAGCTTCCTCGATTGCCGCGTGATTACTCTCCAACGCTTGGACTTTGGCGTGTCTAAGGTAGGACTCAATCCCCACAACTATCAGAGCGATACACGCAACACTCAATAACCACGGGTTTTGGAACCAGGTACTTGCTGCAGATACTGCTATAGAAAAACTCAGTAAAACCCACTTCATCGTCTTCTTCTCCCTAAAATGTTCAATGATTTATAACGCTCCTCCGTGCCCTTCATTTTGTATTTCCAAGGGCAGGCTTTAACAGCGTAGCATAAGGCGGCTATGAGGTCAAGGTGTAAGAGTTCTTCGGTGCGCTCAAATTTCTTAGAAACTTCGGTAGCTTTCCAAAGCCCTACATTTAGCATCTGTATCAGTATTTTACAGTCAACATTTACTTGCAGTCTGCCTGTCTCAAATGCAGAAACTACCAATGCTACCTGAGATTCTACTTTGTCTTTTTTAGGGCGCTGAAATACTCGCCCATACTCTTTACGAAGTTCTAATCCCGCTTGTTCAAACATATCGACTACTTCCACCGCTTTATCTTGAGACACCTCCCCGAGTTTCTCCCAAGTCGCGTCAAGCTGCTCGTCGAGCCACCGAAGCCCTTCACCCTTCTGGAATACTTCACATTCCACGTAAAGCGTACTATCGAAAGGATTGTATTTACAACCGAGAATTCCCGTGCCATCGACAAGGCCATAGTCCCCAGCAACCACCCCAACGTAGTCTATAGGCTCGCCTAAATCGTTTTCTTTAGGGAGTTTACTTGAATATACGTGTTTCTCAGCTTCAAACGAGGGGACAATTCTTCTATCATTTGGCGCGATAAGTTCTGCCATGTACTCCCGCCGCCACGCAACAGTGCTCTCACCACCCGCTAGCTTCATCTGTTTAGCTATCAGCTCAGGGGTCATCATGGGGTTATCGTAGATGGTAAACTTTAAGAACGCCCCTTGCTGAATAAGCTTTGGCATAACTTGAGTTACAGAAGGATGCGAAATCTGCTCGGGGGGAGTACTGGCGTAGATAAGTCGAGCGTCGGGGATGAGGGAAGTTTGAGCGAGTAACGTACCATACAAGCATTCATCAAACGTCTGTGCGTGCCAGAAGCACAACTCGTCGGCGAGGAGTAGGGTGCAGTAGGGACCACGGTTACTACTAATATTCTCAGGCTTGGCTCCGCCTAGTATATACTGCGCTCCGTTTGGGAATACCCACTTAGCTGAGGCTCTTTTTGGTGTGGGACGTAGTTCTGGAGGTAGTAGTGGGAATATCTCCGTTTCTAGAATAACCTCCATGGTTTCTTTGGCAGTGTTGAGCTGAGGAAATACGTGGCGAACGATAGCGTGGGGACGGCGCAGGCAATGCTCCACACCCATAACCCCTAGAAGGAAAGACTTCCCTAGTTTTCGGGTACTGTAGAGAAAGAATTCGTATTGGTCCTTAGAACCGTAGACTAGGTCGTAGAATTTGCGTTGTGTCGGGTGTAGGAGATGTTTTAGCTCACCACGCCTCATCAACTCCTGACTCATTAGGGTATCTTCTTTTGAGTATTTCTTAAATGTTTTCATGTTCGAACTGCTTCATTAATTTGTCAGTGTCTACTGCAGTGAGCGGGTTTTCCTCGGTCCTGTTAGCATCCCTGTCGTAGAACACGGTTATCATTTTATTAACTGACTCTAACATTTGGATAGCGTCTTTTGTGAGGGAGGTTTTAATCTCTAGCTCACTGACCGCCCGCTCGCAGAGTAAACGTACCCTTACCTCTAAATCTTCTACTTGCATATTTTTAAACCCTCTACCCTTGCTGAAGTGTCTATAACTTCTTCAACCCTGTAAGCGTCCGATAGATAAACAGTCTTATTACCTTTTCGGATGACAAGTATTAATTGAGGAGATTCCTCCGAAGCCACTAAAAACTCAGCGCTTGTTCCAAGAACCTTCACAGTACCTTTAGCACCACGTAACCTAACCTCATACATTGAGACTGTTTTGTTGGTAGACATGTTTTCGCAGCGCTCCTAAATCTATGGTGAGGGGGTCTATATATTCGTTGAATTTTACAAGGGCCAGGAGATGAACGAAAGAAGAGCGCATATCTGTATATACCGCCCCTGTCTCAGCTTCAAGTCTAGCCGCAATAAAAATAGCCGTGTGTCTCCTGGTATACCCCAGGACTTTGGCCTCTCTTTTAGCAAAGCGTCTAACTTCTTTAAGTCTATTAACATACTCAGGATTTGTGAACAAGCAGCGCATCATTACAATGCGAAACTTTCTGTCTTTAATGTTTAACATCAAAGGACTCACGCATTCCCTGACCTCCCTTTGTAATTCGCTATTTAGCGTCTTGGACATAAATTTTCTCATTCTGGTTCTATACCTTTAGCGTAATCAGTGAAAAGTCGCACAAGCTCTTCTTCAGGTATACCATGTTGAGATTCTAAACTCAAGAGCGTATCCTGAGAAATCGGCTCTTCGCTAGACATTCTTATAACTGACTTTAAAGACTCAGGAATGTTCTCCCTATTAAACGCAAGTCGGACCCTTGGCTGTGACAGTTTGGGTAGAGGGTTAAAAGAATCTTGAGACTCGCCTAAACTCCCTCTCACGGCACCACGAACGCCGATGTCGATAGCGCTTTTTAAGCGGCTCTGAGGGGCTTGAGTCATGCTAAGTTCCTTACCTAGTGATTGTCTTCCCACGTCTCCCAATTTTGCGATACGTTCACCCAAGCTTCCGGCCACTGCTCTCTTGGTTAGAGTAGCTACAGGGCTGAGGGGTTGAGTGTTAGCCATCATTTCCGCAAAACCTTCAGAGCCAGAACCCCTAACAATGCGGGCTTTTACACCCTTAGCTAAGTCTGTTATCTCTTTTGGAGAGTTGGGTATCCGCCCTTCAGCAAGTGCTTGTATCACACGGTTGGCCTCCAGCTCAGGAAGGGTTCTAACCTGCTGTGCTAGCTCTTCTGGCAACTGGCTTAAGAGCACCTCCAGTTTGGCGGGTTCTCCGGTAGTGGCCTTTAAAATGGCTCTATTAGGAGCTGACGCTTTTGGTATGAATCTACCAGCTTTATTAACACCACCTGTGTTCTTCCTAGCAAAAGCCTCCAACGTCCCTGTTTTGCTGTAAGAGTCTGCAAATACCTCGTTAACTTGACGTAAATTATCCACCGCTTCTGGGGCTTGTTTTCTTACAACACCTAAAAGGCTATCTTGGTAATTTCTCAGTTCTTGCAACATTTCCCTGAGACGACTAGCTGAGGGAGGCTGTGCAACCCCCGCAAACAGCTGCGGTGATACATCGTTAATGTAAGAATACAGGTTTCCGGTTTCGGTGTAGACGGTCGGGACGTCTGGAGTTTCTAGGCTGGTAAGGTCAACAGTATTCATTAAGTATTCCTTGCCATACTTATCAACTACAACCTGTACACCGTTCTTTTTTATCTTGCCTTTAAAAGGCCCGTAAATTTTGGTAGAATCATCGTACAGCTTCATCGAAGGACCTGTATTCTCGCCGTACTGTTTAAGGAGCTTTTGCAGACTAGCTTTACCCACGTCTGAGGGAATATAAGGAGATAAATTGTCTGTCATTTTCTTAATTAAAGGCTCAGGGGATACCTGTTTAGGCACTTCTACTTTTGGTAGAGTACCTACAATCTCATCACGAGCTTCCCCTAAAAATTTCCTAGAGTCCTTCATTTGACGGTAGTAATCGTCTAAGTCCGCGACTGTCCCAGCTTTTTTAGCTTCGGTGAACTCCGCCATTACCGTGTCCAGCTTACCCATCCTGTTTGAAAGCTCTTGGCGGACACTCGCACCTTTAGGTTGGGTAAGTAGGTCAATCGCCTCTCTTTTATCCTTATCTGTAATTCCCCATTTCGCGAGTTTTCCTAGTGCATACCCACCGGCAGTGCCTGCTGTAGCTCCAAGCGCTTTGGCTCCGATTACAGCGCCTACAGGTGCGTTTACCAGTCCCACCCTCATGGCTCCACGCTTAGCAGCATCCCCGAGGCTCTCTCCTTCTACAAGCCCTTCCCCTGTTCCTGCATACATCTCATACGCGGATTCAGCGGCGAGTTGTCCTGCTTTACCAAGTTTACGAGCAGCACCCAAAGTGGTCCCGGCTCCTAGGATAGCCCCGCTGATGTCCCCAGCCAGCTTACCTTCGGGGGACTGAGCCACGAAGTCTTTAATATCATCAGAAGATTCAGATAGGATTTTACGAAACGGTTTGCGCTCATCACCCGACAGCATGTTTTCAACATCCCTGTACACAGCGGTTGCTACTTCTGGAACCCCAGGCAACGCACCTCTAACAGTCTGTAAAACAGCGGATTTTAGAAACGCTTCACTTCCCGGTCCGGTTTTTTTGTTAGGCTTAGAAACAGGTGCTTCCTCGCCCTCTGCCAACGGTTGGACTTTAACTAACGGAGGTGCAGCAGGTTTCTCTCCTCTGAGGGTGTATCCTTTCTGCTTTGCGGCGTCGAGGATAGTTGCTTCTATGATGTTTTCTGCTCCATCGGGAGACACCACGTGGTAGTACTGTTTGTAAGCTGGGTCCTTGGCCTGCGCTTTTTTTAACCCTTCTTCGGCGGACATGTTTTCTGGCAGTTCGACTTCCTTGAAGTCTACCCCATCTTTTGACACTGTTAATCTGGGCATATTATCTTCTCCTTAGAGGTCATCTAATTTTAATAATTTTACTTCTTTTTTCGGTGCTGGTGCTGGTGCTGGTGCTGGTGCTGGTGCTGGTGCTGGTGCTGGTGCTTTAGTATTCGTGCCTCCTGGCCCATATTTCTTCCTAATCTCATCAGCTTGTCTGTCAGCGGCGGCTTTAAATGCCGCGAATCGGTTTCTCAGTTCTTGTTTACCCATTTTTACATTTGGAAGGTAGGGTGCAAATCGCTCTCTAAATTCTTGTACAGGGACGGCTGCGCCGGAGATGGCTTTGATGTAAGCGTTGGCCCACAACATAATGTTAGTTTGAGCGGTTGACGCATTGAGGTCTAAGTCCTTACCTCCAAGGGCTGATACCCAAGTCGCGGCTTCTGTTAGCACACCCCAACCTTTAGCTAGTGGGGTAGATACTTTATCATATTCCGCAATCACCATATCTTCCAAAGCTTGGACCTCGCCCATAGACATATCTATGTCCGATAGTTCATTGAGTTGTCCCACGTCATATTTCTGTTCCAGCAGCTTCTTCTTCTGCGCTAGTTCTTTTCGCCTGCCGTAGTCTGCCGCGGTTTCGTCCTTCATCATGTCCTTAGGTCTGGTAGTGTTGAGAGGGACGGTATCGCCGGTGTACGTGTTCGCTAACTCGTACTCCCCGGTTTTCTCGTTTTTAATAGGTCTCTGCTTCATAAGAGGTTCAACTGTCCCATCTAGAGGATTTCCGTGTATATCCGTAACATTACCACTGTATACTTCTTGTCTGACTCTCGTGGGTCTTCCGTCCACCATAAGGTCCGCAAACTGCCAGCGTTCCTGCATCCCTAGTTTAGACTTAGAGTCGAGTTTAGACCCGATATCTGCACGAGCTTTTAACTGCTCCATAGGCAACGCGCCTAATCTCATTCTCAAATCGTTTTGAGCGGAGTCCGTTTTCACCCTAGTATCGACGTTCTGTAATGCCCTGGCTTCAGCGTTTTTGCGTACTGCATCAAAATCAATTCGGTTGCGCTGTCTTGAATCCCTCAAAGTCTTGGCGGGGTCTGACGACGTATCAGCAAATGCGGACTTAAGCTGTCCTTCGTAAGGAGCCAGGATTGCATCATTAAATCTGTCCACACCCTGCGCTAGGATAGTAGCTGGGACTGCAGCGTCACTTCGCTCTTGAATACCCGCAACGTCATCTGCAGCGTCATCTAAAGCAGCTTGCTGGTCTTCTAGGGATTCCCGTTGTGTTCGTTCGCTTGCTGAGATTAGTTCCTCGATGTCCACGTACGTGTCGTCCTCTGGGTCATCTAAGTAGGGCTGTAGTAAGCGCTTTCGTAAGTTTCTATCTTCCATTAGATGTAGCTCCTTATTTCATTGGTATTGGGCGAACCTTGCGGTTGTTATATGGGTCATCACCTAGTTGGTATTCATCTTCATATTCATATTCTCCATCGTCCTCGTAGGAGTTGGAATCGTTTTGTATTGCTTGGTTAATACCCGCTGATGTAGCCGTGCCCCCAATCGAGGAGATTCCGGAAGCTGCGACTTCAGAACCACTGGGAGCCATGATTTGGTTTGCCCCCATTTGAGCACTATTCTTAGCGGTTCCCGTAGCACCCTCGAATTTCATTCCAGCAAGTTTATTCGCTGAATTGATACGATTCCGTACGGCTTCTTCGGCACGTACGATGTTTTGATTGGCTACTGCGGTACGTCCTGCAGTATTTCTGTCATATACTTGTTGCTGTCTATTTTGATTCTCAAGCTGAGCCCTGTTGGAAGTGTCAGCCTTGTATTTATTGTATAAGTTCTGGTTTTGAGCCATGCGTTGGTTAAAACTGTTCATAATATTAATATTAGCTTGTTCTTTGTTCATGTTCGTGCCGCGCATCTGTCCCGCAAGAGAGGTCTGGGCTGCTAGTGCTTGCATTCTACGTTGTTGAGCGTTTGCTTGCGCTTGCATCTGTTGCTGTCTTTGCGAGACATCTACTTGACCTGAAGCTTGGAGTTCCGCGAGTAGAGAGTCACCACCACCTAGCATACCACGAGCTGCACGGTCACGCAATATCTGTGCACGTCTGGATTTGAGGTCTTGGTCAGCCTCGAATTGAGCTTGTTCTCTAGCACCTCTAGATATGGCGTCATCACCTGTTCTAGCTAGTTGTTCGTAGTCCGAGAGCGCCGCTCTTTGGGATGCCATTTCCCTAGCAGAACCCCGTTCCTGGACTAGTTGGGGTTGTTTTTCTTGGACTAGTTTAGCGACTTCAGGGACATACTGAGACACTACTTTAAAGTCTTCAAACTGGAGAGGGTCAACAACGCTTGGGGGAAGTTGCCAGTTGTCTTGCAGTTGTTGTAAAGCCCTTGTGAGCCTGGCCAGCGTCTTCTGGTCTAGCTTCATCAGCTCCATCTTCTTATTGTTCATCTCAACTACAGACATTATACCACCTGCGAGGGTGGTAATAATACCGAGGGCTATTAAAACTTCCATTATAAATTCCTTTGATTATTTAGTGTCAGAACCAACTCGCTGCTTTTCTGGCCTGCTCCGCTGCCCAATTACTTGCTTTTTTACGTGCTTTTTTGGCATTCTCCGCTGCTTCTTTGGCATTTTGCTCTGCCCACCTCTCTGCCCAATTGAAAGGTGTAGCAATGACGTCACCTACTTCGTGGATGATAGGTTTAGCATTCTTCTCTGTCCAATTGAAAGGTGTAGCAAGGATGTCACCTGCTTTGTAGACGGGATTGCTACCCCCCCGACGGGTATCGTAGAATTCTTCTAATCTCTTCTCAGCGGCGGCTTTT